TTGGTGGCGCCCGCATCAAGGACCAATCCGGAATTGCCACCTGTGCCAAGGGGGGCGGCAATCGTGTTCACGGTGGGTTGTGCCGGGTCGGTGGTGATGTTCACTATACAGTTGAAGTGTTCGTCACCGCCGACGTAGACTGGGCACCATAGTACGTAGCCGCTCGTGGCAACGGAGGCGGATTGGAAGGTCGTTTTGAGGCGTGATAATATGCCTTCATCGGTGCCGTTAAAGCCGGGCTTTAAGGTCGCCGTGCAAGGGTTAGCAAGCATGTCAGCATATTGCCGCAGCATGTTGCTACCCTGGCGATTAGGCCGGCGGCGTTTTCGATTAATGCGTTTACGCAATCTCGTAGTAGGAACATTGTTTCGTTTTCTCTTTGGCATCACGTGCGTTAATTATTCAGTGTTGATGAGTAGTTTTGTGCGTGGGACTGGTGTGTTTTTATGAACGCGCCCCCCAGTGGGCGCTACACACTTCCTCCCGAAAAGGGCGGCCCTAGGGCGCCGCTTCGGTGGGTTGCGTCTTCTTCTTACGCTTCCCACGTCTGCGGCGCCTTTTGGGCGGCCGGGTGCATCCCTTGATGCTCGCTTCCCCTCCTCCCCGGGGGGTCGCGGCGGTCGTGTCCACAACCGTCTTAACCGCCTTCGGGCTCCCTTCGGCTGCTCCGCCGGGCCCGGTATCTGCTACAGGTTTGTCGCGAACGTCACCGTACTTATAGTCGGTCGTCCTGGTTGTGGTGTCACCCTGCCCACAATGTGGCTTTGGGTTCACCCCACCTGCGCGTTTTCCACGTCCCCTGCCGCCTTTCCTAGCGGAGGTACTCGTGGACCCGGTGTCACGCGTGTTTGTGTCCGGGGTATCCTTCTTGGCATCGTCACTCATGTGACGGGCCCGCAGCACTGGCAGGTCTCCGAGTTCCCCGTCGACGTATTTGGCCTCGAACTCATCCTTGGGCAACAACAATGTGTCGTCCTCGATTATGCTCGATACCACGTCTGCGGGTTTGGGTCTAGGCTCTTCCTCCATGCCGTAGCCTTCCATCACCTGTTCCAGGGTAGTACACCCCTGTATCCAGTGCTGGAAGGACCCGTAATTGAACTCCGGCATAGTCTCGGTGACTATATCCTGCATCCAGGTGCCCTCCCGGTTTGGGAACTGCACCTGGATGGGGTACCTGTCCCACCACCTCTCGGTCTTAACGGACTCATCATACTTTAAGGCGATAAACCCGCCCTGGATCAAGTGTACCTGGCGGACTATGTCACCTATGATGGGTGTGTGCCAATCGGTTAGGGCGAAGGAGCGGGCTTTCTCAAGCAACTTAAGCCTAGGTTTGGCACCGACGGTGGCGGTGGTGTGGAACTTGCGTATCTGACGGAGTATGTCAGAGCAAGAAGAATCATCCCCCAACCATACTTGGGGGGAAAAGAAGCGTGACAGAAAGTTAACACCTGGCTTGCCACGCCAGATGGTTTCGCCGGTGACGACATGGCCTAGCGCCCGGCCTGAGAGTTTGTAATTATTCTCGACCATGCCGGGCATAAAGCTATCGTCACCGCCAAATAGGCAGCTGTCAAGCGCGACTGCGGCTTTCACGTAGCATCCATGCATCTTGTAGAAGCTGTGGAATGCCATAAATGCACCTTCGGCGGTGTTGTCAAATGAAGTGCCGGCCTCGCCCGAGAGTCGGGAGGTTCCGGATGAATCAACTGAAATACACTCTTCTGTGCCGCGTATTGCGCATCTGAGGGGGCGGTTGGTCTTACCCTTGAGCATAGCGTCAAGCTCAGGGCCAGGTTGAAAACCCCGCCTATAGATCATCTCTGTGACAACCCTGCCAACTGTTGAGACTCTTCCATCCATACGTGATAAGTCACCCAAAAACACGAACTGGAAATACTGTAAAACACCGGCAATGTGGCGTGCAATGGCCGCAGGAGTGCGGCCAAAGCTGTACCACTTGAGGTTAGCCTTGGCATGTTTGGACAGAGGGTTCGTGAAACGGGTCATATTTGCCTGCGTAGCGGCGGCCAGCGGGGAGATATTTCTCACATCCGCGTACTTGGCAGCCGCTTCGCGCTTTTGAAAACAAGCAATGACGTCCTCGGTTTCGTAGGGGTCATCGTGCCTAGCATTGGCGTGCTTGGCTTTCTGTGAAGGGCGCTTCAGGGTATCGTAGGCTTCGGCGAACGTAAGGGGTTCTAGCGTGCCAGCGACGGGAAAAATTAGCTTTACAAACTCTTCAGCCGACCTGGCAAGGTCAGCGGACATAGAGAGTTTGCCATTCATAACTTTCGTAAGGCGGCCAATAAGTGCGGCGCGCGCTGTAGCCTTGGTGACCTGGGCAGCGTAAGCTGGGGGGCCGATGGGCTTCATGAACGACTGAACGATGGCGGGTCGGTCCGGCTCGTAATCCTGGTCCGGCGCGGTTATCTGATAGACAACCAGCGGCGTAACAGTATTGGCCGTTTCAACTGGGGTACCGAAATTAGTGTTCTTTACGTAGGAAATGAGCAACTGAGCTTCAGGGGTGCTCAGTCTGAGGTTAAGGGCTGACGCGGCCGCTTTGACACTGTGTGAAGAGACGGAGCTCTTCATTAGGTCTTGAGCGTTGCGAACAACATCCACAAACGACACCGGCACGGTGGCAGAAAAATGGCCCCCGTTGTGGGCGATGGATGTGTTCAAGGCGTTGCCAGAGAATGAATTCACCACGTTGAAACCCTGGTCAAGTGGTAAGTAGCGTCGCAATGGGCTCGTGCCGTAGAGCCGCATTGCTAGGTAGCCATAGAAACCGCTGTATTCTACAGCCATCTCGAAGAGCACGATCGACCTGTCCGGCGT